GGATCTATTTCACAAATAATATAATAAATGGCAAAAATTACAAATACTTACAGTTCTTTTCCAGATCAGGTTGTACCTGATGAAGTTAAGCAAAGCATGGATTATGGCCGCCAGGTTGGTATGGCTATTGAAGGTGATTGGTTTAGCGGAACTAGATCAGGGGTTGAAAATAGATTTAATACTAACTACAATAATTTTAGAATGCGTAGGTTGTATGCAAGAGCAGAACAACCTGTACAAAAATATAAAGATGAATTAGCTATTAATGGTGACTTAAGCTACTTAAACTTGGACTGGAAGCCTGTACCTATAATACCTAAATTTGTAGACATTGTTGTTAATGGTATGGATGACAAGCTGTATGATATTAGAGCTTTTGCTCAAGATCCTGAGTCAAGACGTATTAGGTCTAAGTATGCTGAAGACATATTGAGAGATATGCAAGCTAAAGAGTTCTTAAATGAAATACAAGGTGTTTTAAGTATGGATTTATTTAATACAGACAATCCTGAAGAACTTCCAGAAAATAAAGATGAGCTTGATTTACATATGCAATTAAGTTATAAGCAAGCAAGCGAAATAGCATGTGAACAGGCTATTAATAACACTTTAGAATTTAATAGATTTAATTTAAAGAAAAAACGTGTAATAGAAGACTTAGTAATATTAGGTATTGGTTGTGTAAAAACTAACTGGAACAGAGCAGAAGGAGTTAAAGTAGATTATGTAGATCCATCTAAATTAGTTTATTCTTATAGTGAAGATCCAAACTTTGAAGATCTTTGGTATGTTGGAGAAGTAAAAGCATTATCACTAGCTGATTGTAAGAAACAGTTTCCTAACTTAACTGATTCAGAGTTACAAAGACTACAAGAGTATCAAGGTAATGGTAATTTTTTATATAATTACAACGGTAGACGTGATGGTAATTATATTTATGTATTATACTTTGAATATAAAACCTATAGTGAACAAGTATTTAAAATAAAAAAGACTGCTACAGGTTTAGAAAAAGCTTTAGAAAAGCCAGATACATTTAATCCAGAAGAAAACGATAATTTTGATAGAGTTAGTAGATCAATAGAAACACTTTATACTGGTGCTAAAGTTTTAGGATACGATATGATGTTAGACTGGGGACTTGCTAAAAATATGACTAGGCCAAAGTCTAATTTAGTAAAGGTAAATATGAACTATAACATATGTTGTCCTAAAATGTATAATGGTAGAATAGAAAGCTTAGTAAGTCGTATGATGGGCTTTGCCGATATGATACAATTAACTCATTTAAAAATACAACAAGTAATATCTAAAGTAATACCTGATGGTGTTTATCTAGATGTAGATGGTTTAGCAGAAGTAGATCTTGGAAATGGTACAACATATAATGCTAAAGAAGCTTTAAATATGTATTTCCAAACTGGTAGTATATTAGGTAGATCTATGACAACTGATGGTGATCCTAATCCAGGTAGAATACCAATACAAGAATTAGTTAAAAGTGATGGTGGCAATAAAGTTACTTCACTTATAAACACTTATCAGTATTATCTACAAATGATAAGAGATGTTACCGGGCTTAATGAAGCTAGAGATGGTAGTATGCCAAATTCAGACTCGTTAGTAGGTTTACAAAAACTAGCAGCTGCTAATTCAAATACAGCTACTAAACATATATTAAACTCTTATTTATATTTAACAGTTAAGACTTGTGAAAATATAGTACTTAGAACTTCTGACAGTATTGAGTTTGCTCTAACAGAGGAAGCTTTAAAAAATAGTATATCTACATGGAGTGTTGGTCAATTGCAAGATTTATCAAATATACACTTATACGACTTTGGTATTTATTTTGATTTAGTACCAGATGAAACAGAAAAAGAACAATTAGAAGCTAATATACAAGCTGCATTGTCTAGTGGTAGTATAAACTTAGAAGATGCTATAGATATTAGACAAATAAGAAATTTAAAGTTAGCTAATCAAATGATTAAGCTAAAACGTAAGAAAGCTGCTGAAGCTGCTCAAGCTGCTAATTTAGCAAACATACAAGCTCAAGGTCAAGCAAATGCTCAAGCTTCTGAAGCCGCTGCATTAGCAGAAGTACAAAAATCAGAAGCTCAACTAGATACTAAACTTAAATTTGAAAAAGGTAAAGCTAGTTTTGAAGTAGAACGTATGCGTGTTGAAGCTCAAATTAAACGTGAGTTAATGGATCTTGAATTTAACTACAACATGCAGTTAGGTCAGCAGAAAATAAACAGAGAAGCTGAACGTGAGCAAGACATTGAAAACAGAAAAGATAAAAGAGCTAAGATAATAGGTACTCAACAAAGTGCTATAGCTGATCAAAAGCAAAACAACTTATTACCCATAAATTTTGAGAATAATCAAGATTTAAATATTTAATAACTTATATTATATTATATTATGTCAAAAATAAAAACAGAAGCAGAGGTGGATACAAAACAGCCTTTGAAAATGAAAAGAAAACCTGGTAGACCTAAGAAGTTAACTCAGGAAAAGAAAGTAACTAAATTAGAAATAAAAGAAGATGCCGTTCCAGAGCAAAGCACAGGAGTCGTGGATGCGAATAAACAAACCGAAGATGTGGAAAAAGTGGAGGAGAGAGCACCCGAGCCAAGACTTGAAGAAATTACCAAAGAGGTCGAGAACAAAGATGAGAACAAAGAGATCGAGGTAATACAAGAAAAACCTGTAGAACAAGAAGCTAAAGAATTACAAAAACAGGCTAATGAAGCTATAAGAGATGAAAAAATCTCTGGTGCGGAGTTACCTGAAAATGTAGAAAAGCTTATAAACTTTATGAAAGATACAGGTGGAACTGTTGAAGATTATGTTACTTTAAATAAAGATTATAACAAGTATGATGATAAATTACTTGTAAGAGAATATTATAAAAAAACTAGACCGCATCTTAACGAAGAAGAGGTTTCTTTTATTATGGAAGATAACTTTTCTTACGATGAAGAAGCGGACGAAGAAAGATTTGTACGTAAGCAAAAGCTTGCATACAAAGAAGAAGTTGCGAAAGCCAAGAACTTTTTAGAGCAAATGAAGAGTAAATATTATGATGAAATCAAGTTGAGGCCATCTGTTACTAACGAGCAGAAAAAAGCTATGGACTTTTTCCAACGATACAACCAAGAACAACAACAAATAACAGCTAAAAGAAATGAGTTTGTAAACAATACAAAAAACTTTTTTCAAGAACAATTCAAAGGTTTTGAATTTAATGTTGGAGAAAAAGCTTTTAGATACAGTGTTTCAAACCCACAAGATATGATAAACAACCAAACTGATGTTTCTAAATTTATAAGTAAATTTACTGATAAAGAAGGTAACATAACAAATATGGAAGATTATCACAAAGCTATTTACGCAGCTAGAAATGCTGATAGATTAGCACAACATTTTTATGAGCAAGGTAAAGCCGATGCTACTAGAGATGTTATAGCAAAATCTAAAAACATTAATAATGAGGCTAGACCGGTTGCTACTGAGTCAACAATGCCTAATGGCTGGAAAGTAAAAGCGATAACTGGAGTTGATAGTTCAAAGTTGAAAATTAAGAAAAAATCATAATAAAAAAATACAAAAATGAGTTTTGTAAATGGAGGATCGTTCCCTGCATCAATTACGCCAATGCCAAATCAGGTTACCGTACAGGATAACTATATTGATTTTGCTGACACTAATTTTGATACATGGGCACAACAATATCTACCTGAGCTTTATGAGCAAGAGGTAGAAAGATATGGAAACAGAACATTAGCTGGTTTCCTACGAATGGTTGGCGCTGAAATGCCAATGACATCGGATCAAGTAATTTGGTCTGAACAAAATAGATTACACATCGCATATGATAATTGTGCTGTTGCAGCTAACGCTGGTTCAAGTATTACAATTACTATTACGCCTGGTGCAGATAACCCAGCTACTTCAGCGATTAGAAACGGTAACACGATTTTAATTACTGACAACGGTACAGGTTTATCTTCTGCTAAAGCTTTAGTAACTGATAGAACTTCTGGTGTTACTACAAATGGTTATACAATTGATTGTATTGTATATGAAACTAATGCTGCTGGATTACCTGCTGCTATTACTGGAGGTACTTGTAGCTTGTTCGTATATGGATCTGAATTTCCAAAAGGAAGTAACGGTATGTCTGGAGCTATTG